TTCCGCCCGTTCTAAGTATTAAGGTGGGGAGAGGAGAATGGGCGCAATACCTCTCCCCACCAGTTTACTACGCTACGGCAGCTACGTTTACTCCGAGCTTACCCTGTGGCATGAAGTTAACCATGAACTTCACGCTGTCTTCGCCCTCGGTGTTGTCCATGAATGCGTCTGCGACGAACTTGAACACGTTGAGCTTTTGGGTAGCAGCAAGGGCTGTGCTGGTAGGAACGTTGATACGAGTTACAAGGAAGCCAACTGGACGGGTTCCGTCGGTAGCAGCCTTGAAAGCCTCGAAAGCGTTGTAGTAGGCACCAGAAGTTTCGCTGGTGACACCACGGAAGAAGGTTAGAGAACCGGTGAACTGTGCAAATCCACGAGACTGAACCTGTCCAGTGTCGATGATTCCACGGTCGTCAATCTTGTTGGAGTCCTGAGCACCCAGGTCGTAACCATCCCAGGCAATAGCCTCGGTTAGGTCAATTCCACCTGCGGCGATATCAGATACATCTGGAGCACCAACGAAAGCGTCCTCAGTTCCGGAGATTGCGGATACTGGAACCCACCAGACCTTAATCTTTCCGTTTGAAGTGGACTTGGTTCCAACGGTTGAACGAAGCTCTGGGCCAACACCTGCGGTGCCGGAGCCAACAGCTACGTTTACAGCAACCTCACCAGTGGTTAGGAAGCGAGCGCCGAGACGAACCATCTCGCCATCGCCAACTAGGTCAACTGGGTAGTCGGTCTTTACGCCGTAGATGCTTACCTCATCGCCAGCAGCGAAAGCAGCGTCGTGCGCCTTGCCGATTCTCTTGATTAGGTAGTACTTAACATCTGGAGTTGAGAATAGGTCGCGGAACTTGTTGTAAACAGAAGTTGCGGTTAGGCTCTCGTCGCGGAAGCCATCTAGAGATGCTTCGTAGTTGTAATAGGTTGGAGTCTGAACATCTGCGTTGTCGACAATCGCTAGGGAGCTGTCGCTCTCGGAGTCGGTCATGTTCAGGGTGTAGTCGTCTGTAACGGCTGGAGAAATGTTGAAAACCTTGGTTGCGCTGGTAATCTCGGTCAGCGTAGGAGCTGCCCAGTTTGCAAACGCATCTGAGGCTGCAACATAAATACCAACGTTAGGACGTAGCATTTTTGTAGGCATAGTTTTATTCCTCTGTAGTTTCTGGAGCTGGCTGCTCCTCTAGTTCTGTGCCAGCTGGGCGCTCCCATTCGGTTCCTTCCTGAACCAGTCCGTCACCGTCTGCGTCTACCGCAGCAGGGATGTACTCAGCTTGCTTCTTTTTGGTTTTTGGTGCAGCCGGAGCCTCGTCTGAATCTAAAACGAGGTCTTTGCCCAAAACTGGATGCCCGATGTAGTGATCGGGAACAATTGACACCTTGCCGGTGCGAACATTTTTAGCGATAGCCAATAGGGAGTCCTTCCACGCTATTCACAATTTTACCACACAGTGTTCACTGGGAACACGAAATTCAGCTCAGATATGTACTTCTTTGGGACTGCATTACCGTCTACATCGCCGTAATTACGCCCTCCAGCAAGTCTTAATTCTCCACCGTCGGTCGGTCTAAATCCAACCAAAGAATTGCGCACAAGGTCAGCGACTTGCCTTACGGAACGCTGAGTTGGACCAACACAAGCAACCGTGCAATAGCTCATGCCAAGGTTGTACTTTGCGGAGATAATTCCGGTCTGGTTTCCAGCCTCGGTCATGTCTCCATAGGTTATGACTACGTATGGGTCAAATAGACCATTGGCACCGTGAGTAACCTTCTTGTCATCTGGCACAGCAGTCTCATAGACATCTTGTGCCAAATCGGTGTTTAGCTTGGCGGTAATCTGGTCGTGAACTGCAAGTAGGTTCAGGCTCATTAGAAGAAGCTTCCCTTCACTTTAAATCTGGCAGACTTCATTTTCTTTAGAAGCTCTGCCTCGGCAGCCAGGGCAGCACCCATGTCCCTGCCGCCGTTGTTGCCCTTGTTCAAAAGACCCATGCCCACGCCGTTTGGTCGATAGGTTCCAAGGTCCTGTTGTCCGAAATATTTTTCCTGCTTGTTTAGCCAACCAAAGCTGACTGAGAATCCATTTGAGGACTGTTCGATTGAGCCACGCTTTACGCTGTCAAGCATTGTGCCTGGTGCAGCACTTGGGGCATAGCCCTGAAACTCAACCTTGCTGCCAATACGAGCTCCGGCCCCATACCTGTTAGCTGCGTTCTTCTCTAGGTGCCAGCGAGTTCCGGTTGGTGCGCCATCCGAGATAACGGCCTTCATAAAGGCGGAACCCTTCATGGCAGCAGCTTTATAGGCTTCTTGAGCCTTGTCAGTTACTTCCTTAGAGTACTCGGCCATGTGTGAAGCGAAGTCACTTAGATTAGGCATTTGGGTCGCTCTCCATATCGACTTCGCAAATCAGGGTTCTCTGCCAAGGGTTTGAGGAGTTAATAACCGAGCGCACAATGTAGACAAACTTGGTCAAGTTTGCATCAAGAGGCGAGGCCGAAACCAGCAAATAGTGACCGGGGCGAATGTCTGCAATTACGTTTCCAGCAAAGTTAATGTGAACCTGAACCTGGCGCACAAAGGTATCATTCGTGCTAACCATGCGCTCCGAGGAGTTCGAGAGTGGCTGGATGCGAGCCTTGCCGGACCAGACTGTTGTGGCAGTTGTTGCCCAGGTGTTAGTGGTGGCGTTATAGGTTCTACCCTCTAGGTTCTGGTAGTAGATACCAACGTCACAAATCTGGAAGCCAGAATCAACCCTACGATTGTGGTAGGGCCATTTGGGGTGAAGGGAAGAGCGAGAGTTTAGAGCCACGAGTTATCCCACGCCTTGCTATTGCCAACAATAGTAATGGTGTCGTAGGAGTCCTCGAGGTCGTCTTTGTCTGCCTCGGCCATCAGCATCTGAGCCTGGGCACGGAGCTCCTGTGCCAACTTAGCGCCATCTGTTGCCAGGTCGTCAGTTCGGATAACCTTGTTGATTAGAGCTTCACTGGTGGCAAGCACAAGCTTTGCCTGGGCAGCTGCTCTCTTTACATTATTTGAATAAAGAGTTAGAAAAGCCTGAATCTGTGGGTCGGAGAAAATGTAGCTTGCGGGGTTCGTTGGGGCCGCTAGATCGCCTAACTGCTCGACATCTGGCACAAGTAGCCTCACCTGTCCTACGGCAGTTGTGTAGTCTGGGGGCGTAACGTCTGGAGTGACTGGCATGAGTCTATTCTACCTTATTATGCTGGAGTTAAATAACGAATGATTACCACACCAGAGCCGCCGTTACCGCCAGGGTAGGTCGCTCCTCCTCCATTATAGGCAAAGCCACCACCGCCACCTCCAGTGTTAGCTAGTCCGTCTGCTACAGCAACCGAGATTCCGCCACCGCCACCAAGGGTTCTAGTGGTAATTAAGCTTCCACCAGCCGAAATGTTTCCACCACCCGCCGCACCGCCAGAGTAGTATCCGCTATCGCCCGTAGATGTGGCTGTTGCCCAAGTGGAGTAAGTATTTACTCCAATTCCCCCTGCTTTAGAGTTATTGTTAGCTGCAACATCTGCTCCAGCGGCTCCTGCACCACCACCGCCAGCACCAGTAAAGTTTCCTGCGTTGTTATCTCCACCCTTAAAACCCTGTCCAGTTACTGGAGTTCCACCACTTGCAACTGAGTCGTTTCCAGCACCGCCACCAGAACCACCTGGTCTACCAAAATGAGCATTTCCTCCGACATTGGAACATCCGCCACCGCCACCGCCGACGGCATTAACTGAAGCAGTAGTTGGTCCAGTTATGGCTGAATTAGAGCCGTTTGCACCTGGAACAAAGTTATCTCCGCCTCTATTGCCGCCACTGCCTACGGTTATGGCGTAGTTACCAGAAGTAAAAGACTGACTGCCTAAAAATACAAGACCACCAGCACCGCCACCTCCACCAGCGTTCTTACCGCCACCACCTCCGCCACCACCAACGGCTAGAACATCTACAGTTAGATTTCTATTAGCTGAAAAAGTTCCTGATGATGTAAATGTGTGGTAAGTAAAACCACCACTAGTAGTAATAGTTCCACCAGCAGCCGCTTCTGTGCGTCCATCTGAGCCACGCTTTATTCCGTAAAGAGAGGCTGAGGAAAATTGTACGAAAGTGCCGCTAGTTCCCTGGATGCTGATTGAAGTTATTGGGGCTGTTCCAGCCCAAAGCCCAGCAAGGATAGCCTGGTAGGCAAGTGTGGCGTTATTTTCTGTGACTGAATCTACTGAGTAAGATTTAGCGACACCATCTAGTTTGTAGTTTGGAATTAAAACTTTACCAGACGCAAAAATACTTGCAGTAGTACCAGTTCCCTGAGTAAGTCCGAATTGGCGATTTGTCGGAGAGCTACTAGAGACAGAGCTTCCAGTTCCAAATAGTTGCCTAGATGAGTAACCACTAGTCGAACCATTAAAAGTTACTTGAAGCTCGTAATGGTCCCCCCCTGTTCCCCTACTGCTAATTACAACTTCTAGGTCGTCATAAATTTGCGGTATTGATGTGAAATCAATCACAGTGGCTCCGCCAGAACCAATTTCAATTGTTTGAATGTGATATTTCAACATTTAAGCAATCCTCCCGTATAGAGAGATGTTAGTTCCACTAGCTAATTGAGCACCAGAAAATCCTTCAATTCTTATCGTATCAATAGCAGTGTTACTGGCCCATCTTCCTGCACCTGCCAGTGGAGTAGCAGTAGTATTTAAAGCATCATTTCTATATAAAACAGATTTGTGTTTATTAGTAGCACTGTAATCAAAAATGCTGATGTGGCAACGTCCCTCATTGCTACTTATCAAGGTAATTGGTATTAGGTTGGCGAAACTTGCCGAGCTAGGGTTACCAGTCATTTCAACCCTAGAATAGTTTGCGGCAGTGTCCCCGTTAAAATACACATAGAAAAACTTTTCTCCAGATGCCACTGCTGTGCCCTGCACTATAAGTACTAAATCTCTATAAGCATTAGGAATACCAGAAAAAGTCACAGCAGAAGTTGCTTGTTGCAAAGTTATAGTTGCAATTGCGGTAGTAGATTGAAGTGCCATTTATGCTGTCACCCCGTATAGAGAAAACCTACTGTACTGAGCAAAATCTCCATAGAAGTCATCAAGAGTAATAGAGGTTACACTTGCGGTATTTCTCCAGGCACCACTTTGCAAAAGTACTCTGTTAAGAGAGCCAGTAAATCCAGTTAAAGCTCTAACAGTTGTGTTTTTTGTAGTCTTAAAGGGGTCAAGAATGTCAATTATTAGTGCCCCAAAAGAATTAGCAGTATTCGTGTTACCTGGAAGACCTTGATAAAGAAATACTCCATTGTTATTACTAGAGGTGTAAGCACCAGACTCTATAGCCGAGCCATTCCCTCTTAAATAGTGGCTGTTGTAATTAGTTCCGCTATCTCCATTAAACTGTAAATACGCAGAGCCATCTGTATCTGCCCTTGTGCTTCTTGCTGTTATTACTAATTGTAGATGTTGATAAATCCCAGAATAGTCTCCAAGATTGCTAAAAGTTACTGTTGGCTGATTTTGAGTAAGCAAAACAGTCTGTATCAAATACTCATTAGACGGCAAATTACCAACGGACATGCTGTCGTATTTGATGTCGTTGGTAAGACTAGACTGCAAGGCAGACTTGATCATTTGTGCCCCTTAGAGAACTAGAACTGCGGCTTCCTCTTCAGTGAGTGGCTCACCCGCGACGAGCTTTGCACGAGCAGATGCCTTTAGGGCTTCCTTAGCAGTAGCCTCTGCTTCACGAGCAGCTTGGTCTTCTGCTGCCTGAGCTGCCATAGCCTCACGCTCGGCAATCTCTTCGGCTGTTAGCGGCACGTAGGTCTGCTCGCCGGTTGCACAGTCAACAATTAGCTTCATTGGAGTTTCTGACATTATTCCGTAACCTCAATCCATTTCAGAGTTTCTTCGTCCCACTCATAGACACGCCCGTCCTGTGGGTAAGGACTAGGCGCTTGCCAGCGACAAGTTGTTTCGTTCAAGGTCCACGATTCAAATGGCTTTGGTGGGATGAAAGCATCTAGTTGTTCATCATAAGTATAGCCGATACCAGCAAAGTTTTTACGGATAGACCCTGAATAGCTAGTCTGAATCCAGCGTCCACCAAGGTTCTCTACAAACCAGTCATAGCCTTCATTGGGCATGTTGTTGTCGCCTACTAAAACACGTAGGACAACGTTGTTTTCATCAAGCTGAGCAAAATGTGACATGCGTTTATTCTACCCTATCTATGCCTTGTATCTAACGATAACTATTCCAGAACCACCATTGCCGCCAGTTCCAGCACTGGTTGTTCCGCCACCACCGCCACCAGTGTTTACGGTGCCGCTCGTAGCGGCCGTTGAAACGAGACGGCCATTTCCTCCGCCGCCAAGGCCGCCAAGGCCACCCGTAGTATTTCCTTCGTTACAACCACCACCACCGCCAGCACGAGCCACGGCAGTGCCCGTGATAGAAGAAAGTGCTCCACTACCGCCATTTCCACCAACAGAAGCGGCAGAGTTTTCGTTTGTTATTCCACCATTACCGACTCTTCCAGCGCCCCCACCGCCACCAGAGCCAAAGTAGTTGGTGCTTCCAATGTCCGTTCCAGAACCACCCGCATAACCCTGACCACTGGTTCCACTAGCTCCTGCTCTTGTGACTCCAGCATTACTTTCGACAAACGCTCCTCCACCAGAACCTCCCCCCGTAGGCGGAGCGTTATTGCTTCCACCACCACCACCGCCGCCACCGTTTGAGGTTATGCTTCCAAAAGTTGAGCTAGAGCCGTTAGAGGCATTTGAAGCCCAAGAACCACCAGAGCTACCCGCCCCCACCGTGACGGCATAGTTAGTGTTCGCAGTTAAACTAAGCCTAGCTTCAGCAGCAGCCCCTCCGCCAGAAAGCTCGCCTATTACGGAAGAACGATATCCTCCAGCCCCTCCACCACCAGCAGCCCCTGCGCCGCCACCGCCAACAACCAAATACTCGACATCCATATTGGTAAATGGAATAAAAGAACCACTAGAGGGGAATGTGTGTACCCAATAACCATTTGAGTAAGACATATAGCCACCCATAGCTAGGGGGGCACGTCCGATACCTGCCCTGCGGTTTATGCCATAGAGGGTTGCTGAGGTGTTTTGTGCAAAATTAGGGCCATTAAGAGTTAAAGTGATAGACGTGATTGGGTTGGTGTCATTCCAAAGTCCTGCAATAATTGTTTGATAAGCAGTTGCTTGATTTGCTTCACTAACGTTATCTACTGAATAAGACTTGGCAACGGAGCTACTGTAGTTTGGAATGTAGAGTTGACCATTTCCAAATGTGTTTGCTGTTGTTCCTTGATATGCTCCTATATATCTTGGCAAATTAGTACCAGTAACTACCGATGCACCACTACCTTCAAGATATCGAGCAGAAAAATTAGAAGTACTGCCATTAAAAGAAATTTGGACGGCCTCGATGCTTGTATTTGATGGAAAAACAGAATAAGTAAGAAGTAAGTCTGAATAATTTTGTGGAATACTACTAAAAGTAATGCTAGAGGCAGCGGCCTCTAATTTTCTGTGCTCTATTAGTTCGTACATTATGCGACTACTCCGTAAAGAGAAAATGTAGTTCCTGGGTTATATCGACCGCCACTTACAACTGAAAATAGATTCATAGAAGTAATTGCGGCTGTATTAGCCCATCTGTAGGCATTTAATGAAACTCTTGGATATTGATTTCCAGTAGCTAAATTTGCTCTACTTAAAACTGTTTTGTGTTTATCATTTTGAGAATAATCAAAAATATTAACAATGTAAGTTGTTGGATTTACGTCATCTTCATAGCTACTGATAAGCAAATCTACGTATGTCTGTGTGCCAGCAGTGCTTAAAGGACCATTTTGGTCGCCAGACATTTGAACATGTGTGTAATTTGAGCCAGAGTCAGAGTTAAACCTAATTACAGTAGCACCCTTTCCGTTTCCAGTGTTGAATGTTTCAAGAGTTGAATTAATAACTAAAACCAAATCTGCATATGTTTGAGGAATATTAGAAAAAGTAACGCTTTCAGTTAAAGAAGCTATTGTGATTTGGTTTATTAAGACATGTGTAGGAGTAATCTTGCGAGACATTATGCTCTCGCTTTCAGGCCGTATAGAGAGAAACGGGACCCCTGAAGTAGTGCACTGCCAATTCCAGGGAATAATGTAATAGAAGTAATTGCAGCCCCACTCATCCATAGACCGCTATCAATACCCACTAAATTTCCAGCGGGTGTTGCCCAAAGACATCTAACAGTTTTATTTTTTGCTGTCTCAAATGGGTCAAGAATGTCTATAACAAGACCAGAAAATGCGCTGGCCGCATTATTGGCGGCACCAACATACGCTGGGATTAAATAGCTAAATGGCCCACCAGGAATGCTGGTGGCAGAGGCGACGCTACTTCCAGAGCCGTACAGAAGATGAGTAACGTAATTATTGCCAGAATCTCCATTAAAACGAATTCCTAGTGGGTCTTCATTCGCTGCTCTATTTGTTCTAGTGACTAATCTAATTTGAAAATGTTGAAAATCGTTATACCTAGCAAGATTAGTAAGCTCTACGGAACTAGCGTTACCACCAAGTCTCACAGTCTCTAAGTGGTGGAAGTAGTTACTCTCATAACCAGCAAGCGCAGAATTATTACGCTGTGATTGGCGAACAGTAGAACGGGCAAGGCTCTTGATTGCCATTATGCCCCCTACGAGATTTCAGAACCGAAGATGCTAAATGTCAAGTTGGCGGTAGAAGCGTAAACCGTCACGACATCTGCTGCATCCATCGTAATGCCGAGTGTCAGTGTGGTTGAGTCACTTGCGCCAACGGTGACATCAAAAGCAACATAATGTTGGTTCGCTAGGGTTGCAGCATTTGGTCGCACAGCGATCCTATAGGTTGCCGGTGCGGCTGCTCTGTTCGCTACCACAATTGTAGATACAACAGTTGCAGTTGCCGAAGGAACCGTGTAAATGTCTGTAGCAGTCGTGGCGCTTGGTGCGCTCTGTGCTAATACTTTGTAATTAGTTGGCATGACTCTTTCCTATGCGCCCATTAGCAAGAATGAGCTAATTGTTTCGCCACCAGCAGCGGCTGTGGCATTTACCCATTTGGTTCCATTATACTGTAGCGTCTGGCCGGTAACTGGGTCAGTTACTTCAAACGCCGTCAAATCAGTCATTCCGTGTGTATGGCTAGTTGCAGCCTTTCCATTTAACTGAGTTTGAATTGCAGAAGTTACTCCATCTACATAATTCAATTCTGTAGTTGTAAGAGTAGCGCCATCTAGGATATTTAACTCGGCAGCACTAGCAGTTAGGTCACTGACATTAGCAACATTGATATTTGCCCAACTTGCAACTGTACCATTTGTGGTTAGATACTTGCCATCGTTACCAGATTGGCTTGGAAGGGCATCTACGGTTGCATTTACCCACGCAGTTCCGTTCCACTGCAAAACCTGACCA